TATTTCCACTAATATCACCAAACGCCCGAGAAACACTTAAATCAGCTATTCTAAATACTTCGCCATCTTTTCTAATAACCCCACCTAATTTTTTTATTCTTCTTTTTTCAATTGGATTTTCCGGCTTATGTTCTAAATTCAATGTCATTCCTATATTATTTCTACATATAACTGCACGTGAATCACCAGTATTTAAAATATCAAGATAATCTTTATTTTTAACTTTATATTGACATACAATAAGACATGTCGCACCACAATTAAATGCATCTTCATTATGTTCATCAATTAATTTTTGTTGTATTTTATCATATACTTTATTAATATACTCTAAATTTAATGGATAATGAATTGATTTTTCTGTAAAATATGGATATATATTTTCACTCAAAAATTTAGATACAAAATTTCCTCCATGTCCATCATAAATACCATAAAAATCTACATTTGCTGTTTCTGTGTTTTTTTTTGATCTACCTAATATTATATTATGTGCATCTTCATTTGATGGTCGCAATCCTTTTAATGAAACATAATGAACGCTCATTTATATATTATTATAGCATATTAGAAATAAATTATTCTAGTTTTAATATTTTCTATTCATAAATTATAATTATTTAATATTATATTATTTTCTTTATAATTGATTAAATATTTTACATGTAAAAAATATTATTAATTATTTATTAAAATTTTTTTAGTATTAAATTTAGTTCATTGCTTTTATATTAATATAATCCATAAAAAATAATAAATTATAAAAACAATAATAATTAGCGCAGTCTCATTGAGTTTTATTGATACTTTTTAATGATGAAAAAATATCAATATAAAATTGATAGAAATATTTTTAATTATTATTTTAATGACAAATATTAAATAATTATTAAAAATTAATGTATAGATATGAACGAATTATAAATAATTTTATTGGTATTATTTATTATGCTTACAAGAAATTAGAACTCATTATAAATATAAGATTGTTAAGTTAAATTTATTTGTATCACAACTTTTATTAAATAATATATTTGTCATTATTAGTAAAATTTTTTTGTGTCAATTATATATTATTTAATATTTTTTTCATCATTAAAAAGTATCAAGACAACTCAATGTGACAGCGCTAATTATAAAATAAAAATAAACCTAAATCAAAAAAATAATAATTATAATAGTATATTTCAAAAAACACTAATTAAATTATATATATGCCACATACAGCATCAAAAGGTAAAAATGTTTATAGCGTTGATTTAATGTTTGCTTATATAAATATATTCAAACCAAATGTGACTAAAATTAATGTAAATACAATAAATTATTGTCGCTAATTATAAATACTTTTATAATTAACAAATAAAAAATAATATAATTATTATTACAAATGCCAATTTTTGAAATATTATTAGTTTGCATTGGGGTTGGTTCATTAACAATGAATATGATTAATTTTATAGCAAATCACATCAAAGAAAAAGGCATAATATTAAAAAAATATTCAATTACAATACATATGGATAAAGCAATTGAGGATTTTATAAATATAATGACATATTTAGATAACAGTAATATTACTGCAACAGAAATTATACATGTTAGAAATAATAGCAAAAATATAAAACTTATTGTCCCTACTAAAACAACAACAATTAATTGTATTGATTTTATACCATTAAAAATGACGCCATCAAGTAGTATATCGGGTATAATAATTACATGTGATGATCAACAAAGACTAACTAATTTTATTTCAACAATTATTGAAAAAGATTAATTATATTTTGCAATCTAAAATATAATATAAAAATTAATTTTTTATTATTTAAAAATCATATTATATTACAATACATAATACATAATGACACGCACAGCAATAGTTGATAAAAATAAATGCAAACCAAATAAATGTAAAAAAGAATGTATGACATTCTGCCCCTACAACAAGGTGGAAAAAAAGTAATTGATATTGAAGATATTGTCACAAATAAAATTATTAAGATTGAAGAACATAATATTAACACAACTAAAAAAATAGCAAAAATAGCTGAACAAATGTGTATTGGCTGTGGTATATGTGTTAATAAATGTCCATTCAATGCAATAAAAATTATAAATATACCAAATGAAAAACCAGAAGAGATGATATATAATTATGGCCTTAATAGTTTTAGATTATATTGTCTGCCAATAATGATAAAAGGAAAAGTCATTGGTTTAATTGGTGAGAATGGAATTGGAAAAACAACAATAATTAATATATTATCAAAAAAAATTATGCCAAATTTTAATAAACAAACTGATGTTGATATTAAATCAATATTAAATCGTTTCAAAGGTTCAGTAATGTTTGAATATCTTAAAAATTTATATATGGATAACATAAAAATAGCAATAAAAAGACAAGATATAAACACATTTCAAAATCCGAATGAACTTATAAAAAATCTGATAAATGACACACTTGCGACTGAACTTGAATTAATGCATTTATTAGATAAAAAAATTAATACATTATCTGGTGGCGAATTACAACGCTTAATGTGTGGAATAACAATGATGACAAAAGCTGATGTATATATATTTGATGAACCATCTAATTTTTTAGATGTTAAACAACGAATTATAATTTCAAAAATGATTCATAAATTATCAAAACACGATAATTATGTATTAGTAATTGATCATGACATGTTAATGTTAGATTATATTGTTGATGATTTACATATTGTATATGGCGTGCCAACCGCATATGGTATAGTAAGTAATATGATGACAACATCAGAGGGATTAAATCAATATACAATTGGTTTTATTAAAGCGCAAAATATTCGTTTTAGAGATGAAGAATATAAATTAAAAACATCAGATTATACAAATGAAAATGAAAATGAAAATGAAAATTTAAAATAAGAAAAAATAAAATATATAAAATATGATGCATCAATAATTCAATATGGAGATTATAAATTAACAATACCAGAAAATAAATTGAATCTATCAACAAATATTATATTATTATTTAGAAAAATAATAATAAATCATACTTAATGAAAAATCACAAAATCACAAAAATAAATTTTATAATTAGAAAAATAATAATAATAATAAATCATACTTAATGAAAATTCACAAAATCACAAAAATAAATTTTATAATTAGAAAAATAATAATAATAATAAATCACACTTAATGAAAAATCACAAAATTACAAAAATAAATTTTATAATTAGAAAAATAATAATAATAAATCATACTTAATGAAAATTCACAAAATTACAAAAATAAATGATTATTCTCATCGAAATCATGGCGTTGTTCAATGGTTGTATTGCTGTTTATTATTATTTTGTTATTAAAAATAATATCTTAAATAAAAATAAAAATAGTAATATAACCATTAGACAACGCCAATATAATATTATATTTTTACAAAAATAAATTTTATAATTAGAAAAATAATAATAAATCATACTCAATGAAAATTCACAAAATCACAAAAATAAATTTTATAATTAGAAAAATAATAATAAATCATACTCAATGAAAATTCACAAAATCACAAAAATAAATTTTATAATTAGCAAAATAATAATAAATCATACTCAATGAAAATTCACAAAATCACAAAAATAAATAATTATTCTCATAGAAATCATGGCGTTATTCAATGGTTATATTACTATTTTTATTTTTATTTAAGATATTATTTTTAATAACAAAATAATAATAAATAGTAATATAACCATTAGACAACGCCAATATAATATTATATTTTTACAAAAATAAATTTTATAATTAGCAAAATAATAATAAATCATACTCAATGAAAATTCACAAAATCACAATAATAATTATTCTCATAGAAATCATGACATTATGAGATTTAATTTTATAATACTATTAGAACAACACCAATATAAAATTAAATCTCATAATAATAAACCACAAAATTAAATTTACAAAAATTAATTTTATAATAAAATTATTATACAAAATAAACTAAATAATTAATTGTTTTCATTTTCATTTTCAAATATGTCACTATCATAATTATAATATTTAACACCAATATAATTAAAAATATGTAATCTTTTATAATGAATACTATTTATATCAAGTAATATTTCTTTCTCATGTTGTTTTATATTATTTGATGTAATAAAAAACTCCATATCATTACAATTATTTATATCAAAATCAAGTCTATCAATATTTGTGTCTAAATATAAGATTATTTTTTCATAATATTTGTCATAATTATTATTATTTTGTATATATGCCATCCATTTACTTGTATCATTAATTGTATCTTTATTAAATTCAATAAATCCTCCATTATCAATTTTAATATTTATTTTATTTTTTCTTTCAACTGCAAATATCATCGATAACATTTCATCACTTCCAAATATCCAATTTTTGGTTGTTGTTAATGTATTAAGCGTGTCTATTAAATTAGTTATATAAATGGTTCTTGTTTCTTCAGCTAATCTTGCTATTCTAACTGCAGATTGACCACCCTTTTTTTGTCTTTTTTGCAAACACGCGTCATGTTGTTTAAATTTTTTAAATGTACCTAACACACTTGACCAGATATATATATAATATTCATTACCATTTACAAATATAATTGACCCAGATAATTCTTCCATGTGTTTTTGAATAAAATGAGTATTAAATTTATTTGAACAATCATAAATAAAAGTTGTTGATTTAATTATTGGTTCAATTGTATAGAATATTTTTTCATTATATTCATTGATACCAGCAAAAATAAACAATCCTTTTGGATATTTATTATTTGAAACAAACTCACTTATTCGTGTCAATGTATTTATAACTGACTGTCGATTAATTCTATTTTTAATTTTTTTAGCAGTTGCTATTTCTTTTAATATCCATTGGCTAAATACAATACATTGATGGAATCGCGATAGTGACGAGAGATGAAACATCAAGCCCTTTAATTGAATCCAAAAATTGTGGTGTAATTGCGTCCATTATATATGTATAATATATAAATAATTCTTAATATTTTAATTATAATGATAAATTAATAATTATTATTTGTTCATGAATATTATTTTCACATATATTTAGTTTTTCTTCTAATAATAATTTTGTTCTAATAAATGACTGCCATAACTTAAATAAAAATTTATGCTAAAATTATTAAGAATAAAATGAGTACCATTTATTTGGACCTTAAAAAATTTAAAATTTATTTAATTCATTTGATTGATAAATATGTATTTAATATATAATATTTTTGCTACAAAAGAATAATTAAAAATCACGAAACTTTAAATATTTTAAGTTTTGTATTTAATAAATAATAATTAAAATTAATGATTAATAATACTTAATATCCATCTGCGATTTTGATGTATTTTTTCAAATCTGTGTCAGTTAAGTGGTTAAATTTTTGCATTTCTTCGGGTAAAACAAATGCAGGTTGCTCAAAAGGTGTCTCCCATTTCCTTCTCACTAATGACATAGAATCATTCATAATAAACCATCCCACCAAAGAAATACGCATTTTGGGCGCAGCATTCCACCCCGCACTTGAATCAACTGCCGGAAAAATTTCTGTCAGTATTTTGCGTTTTAACTTTCGTAAAGGGTCAATAATATCGGCAAAAATATAGCATTGTTCTGCATATGGATTTTGTTGAGTATTACAAATAATATTGCGAATAAGATCACAAGACTGCATTTTTCTAGCAATATATTCAGAATCCTCATCCACAAAACTAATGTCATAAGGTTCAACGCTATATAACGCCTTTACGATTTCACGCAAATCAGCAAAATTCGCTCGAGATTTTAATGCTTTTATAAACTTAAGAATTTTTATTGTTTTCTTAAGTTCTAATATTTTCTGTTCTTGTTGTTGAATTTCACGATGATTAAAGATGCCAGTACTTAATTCTATCTGACAACATTCTTCTTTTTTTGCTTCAAAGTATGCAAGCTCAGCAATAACTCTTTTCTCAATAATTGTAAGAGATATGTCAGGCATTTCATCCACGTATCGCTGTGCGTCTGTTATAAAAAAACCGTATATTATTTCTAGAAACGACAATACACGATGAAACATTCGAGCAGTTTTATAGCCCACTGTAATATTCTCACAAAGACAAGCAGCCTCCACAAAAATATTTATCTGTGACTCAGAGATTTCAAGTTGTCTAGGGATTATATCTACTTTTAAGCCCATAAGAAAATTTAAATATTCATCCATGCGAAAACTTGAGCAATTTTCGTCACACCACAACGACAACAACAAAAGAATCATCATTGGCTCAATAAAAATTCCAGCAAAAATTGCTGCAAATGCCGAATAATACACTTTTCGTCGGCTATTGTGATTAATGCCAATTAAAGCTCTTGCGAACTTATTAAAAATAAACTCAGAAGACATTTTCTAAATAATTACTTTTTCATTATAAATTAGAACATATTAATTTTTTCAATTTTTTTATATGCAAAACTTAAAATATTACACTAAACAAATAATGAGTATTATAAATGCTTAATAAATTTTCACATAAAATATAATTATTTTTTAACTAACAACTGTTAATAATTATTTGTTTAAAATTATTTATATCAATTAATTTAGCACTATCATAAATAATTTTCATGTCTTTATCATTATTATCAAAAACTAATAATTTATTAATTTTTACATTGTTACATAATTCTATATTATGATTAATTATACAATTTTTATATAATTTAATTAATGTTTTTACAATATTTTTAACATTTTTTTTTATTATTTTTTTATCTAAATTTGGTATTCGTGGGGTTGACTTATTACTATCATTCATAAAATTTTTTATATTTTTTTCAAATCTTTCTTTAATTCTTTTAATTAAATTTTTAATAGATACAAATGAATAAGCAATAATAATATTATAATTCAAAGGTATCCAATCACGCGATAATATCCATTGTGGAATATTTTTTCCAGTAGATTCAATAACAATATTTTTTTTCTTTTTTATATATTTTTTTATTTTTTCATCATTAAGTTTATCATAATTATATTTTGTTCTAATGTCAAAATAAGCTTTCTCAAATGATTCTAAATTATTGTCTGTTGATATTAACTTTTTTATTATTTTTTTATATTCTTCATTATTTTCTATTAAATCATCAACTAAACATGTTTTATAATTTTTATTAAGATTCAAATATTCTATTGTTTTTTCTATTAAACGTGTTTTACCAGAACCTGAATGCCCCATTGTTATAATAATATACATAATATTATAACATTATAAATTTATTACTAAAATATAATAATTAATTTTTACTAAAATTTATAATAATATATATTCTTTAATTTTCTGATAAATAATTTTATCTAAATTTATTTAATTCTATTCAATCTAATAATTTCATTTTTGTTTTGACTAAATAAGAAGCAATTAATTTTATAAAATTATTCATTTATTATTTTTAATAAATAAAAAATAAAATATTTAGAGCGGTGCGTATTTTAAATGCCTGTTTTTAATATTTGTAAATTTTAGGTTTTCTGTGTTTTGTTGATTTCCTACTAATTTTATTAATATAATGTTCTTTATTATAAGCATATATAAAGTAATTTTCATAATGTTCCTTCTTAATATTTTTTATTGATTTTTTAAGATTTAATTTTAATTCTTCAAAATTCTTAGATTTATATAATTTTAGATAATGTTTCATCTGACTAAAAAATTGCTCGATTGCGTTCAGTCTTGGATAATAAGGATTTTTTTATTCTGTAATATTTAATCTCGGATTAATGTTTCTTATTTAAAGATAAACTAATATATAATATTATTAATGGTTAAGACATTTGAAGAATATGTGCAAAAATCCAAAGAAATTCATGGTGATAAATATGAATATATCAGTATGAAAAAAATAGAACATGAAAATTATTTAGAAATAAAATGTAATATTCATGGTCTTTTTTTAAAAAGAACAAGTAATCATATTAACAAAAAACAAGGATGAACGAATTGTTCTAAAATTAATAAATTAACAAATGAAATATTTATTGAAAGAGCGAAACTAATACATAATAATAAATATGATTATTCAAGTGTTAATTATAGTAATGGTTTAAATAAAGTTAAAATTATTTGTAATGTTCATGGTATATTTGAACAACTGCCTCAAAATCATTTAAAAGGTCAAGATTGTCCTGAATGTTCTGGTAAAAAAGTAACACAAAAGAATTTTATTGAACGTTCAATATTATTACACAAAGATAAATATGATTATTCACAAGTAATATTTAATATAATGACAGAACCAGTAAAAATAATATGTAAAATTCATGGTCTATTTGAGCAACAACCTAGATATCATTTAGATAGTAATGGATGTTATAAATGTTCTGGTATAACAAAAAATACTAATGATTTTATTCTAAATTCAAAATTAATTCATAATGATTTGTTCGATTATTCAAAAGTAGAATACGAATCAACAAGAAAAAAAGTTATTATAATATGTAA